GAATTTAGACAAGAGTACGAAGCTGACTTTAATACTTATGAAGGTCAGATTTGGAACTTTAATCATGAGGAGTGTATAGCTAATTTTAGTGAGCTAGATACTTCTAAAATGGATATGTTTGCTGGTCTTGACGTAGGTTATCGAGATCCTACAGCATTTTGTGTAATTGGCTACGACTGGGATGAAGAAAAATACTACTTAGTAGACGAGTATTTAGACGCTGAAAAAACTACTGAGCAACACGCTCTCGAAATTCAAACAAAAATAGAAAAATGGAATATAGATTATATCTATATTGACTCAGCAGCTCAGCAAACTCGTTTTGATTTTGCTCAGAATTATGATATTTCTACTATAAATGCAAAGAAAAGTGTACTTGATGGAATAGCGCATGTCGCAGGAATAGTAGATAACGATAATTTACTTATAGAACAGACATGTGCAGAATCTTTAGCAGCTTTAGATCAGTATCAGTGGGATCCAAATCCAAATCTAGCTCGTGAGAAACCGAAACATAATCGTGCTTCGCATATGTCAGATGCACTTCGATATGCTTTGTATTCATTTGAAACCTCTGCAACAAGTTTTTAAGAGACCTCTGAAAAATAATGTTTGACATAGTATCTCAAACTCGATATAATTCTGATATTGAAAAATAGAAGTTTTAAAACCCAATGGCCGAATTAAAACGAGATATAGTAAAATATATCCGAGATAGAGCGAAGAATAAGTACGAAAAGGGCTCGGAATGCTATATCTGTGGTGCTGACGTTAAACTTGATTTTCACCATTATTACAGTTTAGCACCTCTTATACATAACTGGATAAAAAAGACTGGACACGATCCTAAATATATTCTTGCAATTCGAGATGATTTTATAGAAGAACATTGGGCGGAGTTATACGAACACACTGTTACTTTATGCTACGGACACCACAGACAATTACACAAAGTATATGGCCGCAACCCCGCATTAACAACAGCAAAAAAACAAATGCGCTGGGTACAGATTCAAAGAGATAAACATGGCATGGTATGACAGATTCTTTAGAAACGAGGAAATAGAGGAAAAATTAAACCCTATTCAATCCTACCTTGGAGTAGGTACTCAAACTTCTAGAGAGTTTACTGATAAGTATGAAACTTATTATGAAAATTTAGAAGTCGTAAACCGTGCTGTGAATATGGTTGTAGACGACGCTGCCGAAATACCCTCTGTAGTAGATAGAGTTTCCGTTCCTGGAGTTATTAAAGGAATAAAACGGGCAAAAGTAGATACATTACTAAATAAAGAGCCCAATCCCTTCCAAGATATAAGTACTTTCAAAAGAAACCTAATCACAGACTATCTTTTAGATGGAAATATGTTTATCTACTATGATGGAGCACATTTATATCATGTTCCAGCAGATACTGTAAGTATACATGGCGATTCTAAAACTTATATAGAAAGGTATACTTATAATGAGGTTGATTATAAGCCAAGCGAAATGATACATATTAAAGAGAACTCTTTTCATGATATTTATAGAGGAGTTTCTAGATTAAAGCCAGCAGTACGTACTATGCAAATTATGTCGTATATGCGTAACTTTCAGGACAACTTTTTTCAGAATGGAGCAGTGCCTGGATTAGTACTTAAATCTCCAAATACATTATCTGAAAAAATAAAAGAAAGAATGATGCAATCTTGGCAGATGAGATATCGTCCAGATACTGGAGGCAGAAGACCCCTTATTCTTGATGGTGGAATAGAGATTGATAAGATTTCAGATGTTAGTTTCAAAGATTTAGATTTTCAATCTGCCATTCAAGAAAATGAAAAGATTATATTAAAAGCAATCGGGGTTCCTCCTATTATGTTAGATTCAGGTAATAATGCTAACATACGCCCAAATATGCGACTTTACTACTTAGAGACTATACTACCTATTGTTAGAAAAATGAATTTTGGCTTGAGTAGATTTTTTGGTTTTGAGATAAAAGAAGATGTTACTGATATACCAGCTTTACAGCCAGAGTTAAGAGACCAGTCTCAATATTATACTTCTCTTGTTAATGGTGGTATCATAAGTGTAAATGAAGCAAGAGAGCAGTTAGGTTTTGAGCAGTTAGAAGGACAAGATGATGTAAGAATTCCTGCCAATATTGCAGGAAGTGCCGCTAACCCAGACGAGGGTGGAAGACCCGTAGAAGAGGAAGAAGACTAATGGCAGCAACACACGCTAAAAGAGTAAAAATTGCAGGCCAGCTCGGAATGTTCTTTTCAGAATTAGGAAAGATTCCTGATCGAAAAGACTATTCTAGGCTGCCTAATCGACCTAAGTTTTTAGATGTAAAAGAGGTTGATAAAGTTTTTGGGACTTGGACTAGAATGTTAAAAATGCTAGAAAAAGAACATCCCAAATTATGGGAACTTTCTAATAAAGTCCCCGAAGAAGAAAAGCCTACCATAGAATCAAAGATGGAAAAGGCAAAGACCGTTGTTAAAGCGGATGATGAGGGGGATGATGGAGAAGATATTTAATCTGACCTCTACTTTTAAGTCACATACTGATGAAGACGGTAGTGTCAAAATTCGAGGTATGGCTAGCACCACTGATTTTGATCGCGCGGGCGACTCTATTTCAGCAGATGCATGGACTAAAGGTGGATTGAAAAATTTTGAAAAGAATCCCATAATTCTTTTTAACCATAACTATGATAGACCTATTGGAAGAGCGATTGGACTGAAAGCTACTGACAATGGACTAGAGATGGAGGCTAAGATTAGTAAAGCCGCCAAAGATGTTGTGGACTTAGTTAAAGACGGTGTCCTTGGAGCCTTTTCTGTTGGTTTCCGAGTCAAGGATGCTGATTATATAGAGGAAACCGACGGATTAAGAATAAAGGACGCTGAGTTGTTTGAGGTATCAGTGGTTTCAGTACCTTGTAACCAAACAGCTACTTTTTCACTGGCGAAGTCCTTCGACTCTATGGCAGAGTACGAAGATTTCAAGAAAACTTTCACTAATAGTGACGGGGCGCAAGTCCAAAAGGAGATAACGATGTCTGAAGAGACACAACAACCCGTTGACTTGGAAGCTTTTGCTAAAAAGGTAGCTGAGGAAACTGCTGCTAAAATCGCAATGAAGCAAGCCGAGCAAAAAGCAGCCGAAGAGGCTGTGCAAAAAGACGCTGAGGAGAAAGCTACTGCTGACGCAGAAGCTAAGGCCCAGCAGGAAGAAGAAGTCAAGTCTGCAATAAAAACTGGCGTAGAGTCAGGTGCAGAGCGCTTGATGGAAGACATCCGTAAAGAATTCGAAGACGAGAAAGTGAATGCTGCGGAAGTTATGGAGAAGTATAAGAAAGACCTAGAAGAGAAGCAAGCTGAACTTGAAGCAATTCAAAACAGTAAGCGTGACTTCTCTGGACGTCAGAAGAGCGATCTTCAGGCACACGGTCGAGAGCTTCTCGAAGCAACTGTTCTTGGTAAAATTACTGGAAAAGGTATGGATACCGTTTTCGGAAAAAATGTCATGCAAAAAGCTGGAGTGGATTATACATCTACTACCTCAGCAGGTATCGATGTAATCGTTTCAACTCAGTTTGAGAACGAAGTACGTCAAGAAATGAAGGTTGCACCTCTTTTCCGTGATATCCAAGTTGCTTCCGGTGCCACTGTACTACCTTTGGCCCCAGACGCAGGAGCAGCAACGTTCAGTGCAGCTGGTGTAGGTGATTCATCTAACCAACTCTCTGACGCAGGTGACAACAACTATACTGTTAGCCAAGTAATCTTACAGGCTCACAGATTGATCGCTGGTACTTATATCTCGAATGATACCGACGAGCAAGTAGTTGTAACATTGCTACCTATTGTTACTTCCGCACTAGCACGTGCACACGCAGTTGCGCTTGACAAGGCTATCCTTGTTGGTGCTTCTTCTGGCACAATTTCAAAAGGTCTATGTGGCGATAATGGCGCTGATGATGGCGGCGGTTATGGAGATGCACAAACTGGTTCAACTACCATTGATGCTTCCGGCTCTGCTGAAGTTACACCTGCCGGTCTTCTCGCAATGCGAAAGGATATGGGCAAGTATGGCATGGATCCCTCAAAGGTAGCGTTCATTGTTCCTAATGACGTTTACTACGAGCTAATTGATGCTTCTGGATTCACCGACGTGAGCGAAGTTGGAAACGACCTTGCTACTAAGCGTATCGGTGTAGTTGGTTCAGTCTTCGGGTCTCCCGTAGTTGCAACTAACCAGTTAGCTAACAATCTAGCTTCAAGCGGTACTCCTGCTACAACAGCAGCTATGGCTGTTAATTTAGACAACTATGTTATACCCCGATTGAAGGGCGTTAGCATTGAAACAGAGTATAGCGTGAAAGATCAGCAGAATGTGATCGTTGCAGCACAGTCTCTCGGCTTCGCCGAACTGTATGCAGCTTCCGGTACAGATGTGCCTTCTGTAAGATTACCTTACTCCTAATAGCGAGTAAGATTACTTCGGTAATCTTTAGAATCTGGGGGAGGAGATCCCTCCCCCAAGTTTTTACTAAATAATTTATGGCTGATTTAATAACTTTACAAGAATATAAAACTGCTGAGGGTATCACTCAACCAAAAGAGGATGCTCGGCTTAATGTCATCATTCCTTCAGTAAGTCAACTAGTAAAAACTTATTGTGGTAATAGTATTGTCGACTATTATTCTTCGGCAAAAACAGAATTTATTACTATTGATTGGACAACGCATGTTATCCAATTAACAGAGAGTCCTGTAAATACACTCACAAGTGTACAGGAACGAGATGACTACAGTAGTGCTTATGCCACCCTTACAACTGGTGACAATGAATATTACTTAGATACTACTACAGATAGTCTTCTTCGAACAACTGCCAGTGGTTACACACCCTGGAAAACTGGAGTAGGGGCTGTAAAAGTAGTTTATACGGCCGGCTATAGTGCGGTGCCTTCTGATCTTAAGCTCGCAGTGCTGGATCTTGTTACTTATTATCTAAAGGACGAGCATAAGCAAAGGCAATCTATAGCAGGCGCTACAATGCAGAACCAAGCTAGTACAAGTCAGAAAAATAATGTCTCTTTTCCAGATCATATTAAGAGAGTCTTAGACTTATATAAGAATTTTTAAATGGCATCACCTAGATTAAAATCTTTTTTATTAAAACTCGATGCGGAGATGCAGAAAGACTCTGACCCCTCTTATAGAGAAATTACTAATAATAGAGAAACACATGTTTTCTATTTTGATAGTAAAGAAATTAGACGTGTAATGAATACTTTATTACATAGTAAAAGGGGCGATGACGAGTCAACAAATCTAGCACATGCGGAACAATCTGGTATTGATATGGGTGAGTTTAGAGAGACCTTTAATAGAGAATTGAGGACACTAACTGCAGCTGTAAAGAAAAGATTTACTAATGCCGCTGCCCAAAAAGATAGCAACGTAACAATAAATAGTAGAACCAAGACCTCAATTGTTGCTACAGTAACACAAGAAAAGGGCGGTAGTAAGAATATTTATAAACAAATTACATATAAGTATCAGGACTTATTAGATGATTTTTACAAGAACATTGTAGCAGCATTAGGCGCCACACCTATTAGAAAATCAAAAAGAAGAGGTTATGTGGACGCAGAAAGGGCAGGACAGGTCTTCAATTTAGAACATATTGGTGCTAATATTGCACATCAGATAAATGATGCAATACATGATTCTTTAACTAAACAAGGTGCGATGCCTGGAGGTAACTTCACCAAGTTGAATAAGAAAGATAGAGCGGCTTTAGAAGAAATAAAAACACAGTTAGAAGTTATAAAAGATTTAGAAAAAGGAACTGTACATGTATCCGTTGGTTCCGCTCTTGAAAATGTTACACAGGCTGGAAAAGTTGAGAAAGGAATAAGAAAAGCACTCAAAAATGCATTAGAAAAATTAGATATTCCTAATCTAGAAGGTTCCGACTCTCTAGCGGGTGCAACAAGAAAAAAAGTAGTAAAAAAGATAATGGATCCCTTCAAAAAAATAAAAGGGGCTCGGGTTACTACTGAAGATCTAAAGATTGATAATAATAAAAAACCGTCCAAGTCAGAGAAAAAGAGAAAAAATACTGTAAAAACAAATAATGTAGCATCTATACGTAAGCGTAGGGTTAAACAATCTACTGTAAAAGGTGGCTCAAATCAACAGTCTATGTTCAGTATTATGGCAATGATAAACCAGAAATTACCACAGACTGTTAGGAAAAATATGATAGCCCCTAGACTAGAGAATAGAACGGGTAGATTTGCAAACAGTGTTAAAATAACAGAAGTAACTAGGACGGCTCAAGGCTTTCCAAGTTTTGGGTATACATATGATAAAGATCCTTATCAGGTATATGAATCAGGTGTGGGAAAAGCACCGTGGGAAGACGGACAAAGAGACCCTAGACAATTAATTGATGCATCAATACGAGAAATCGCAGCTAACTTAGCATTAGGAAGATTTTATACTAGGAGAGTATAATGGTCACAAATAGAACCTATACTTCTCGTAGATCAGGAATCACAAAAGCACTAGCTGATAAACTCGCAGAAATAGATGGGCGGGGTTTATTTAGGTCATCAGTTGCAGAAACAAGTGCTCGGCTAAAATTTTGGGATGAAGTTGAAGAGTTCCCAGCCATACACTTGAACGCGGGTTCCGAAAGTAGGGAATACCAAACAGGTGGATATAAAAATAGATTTTTAAATATAACAGTACGCTGTTATGTGAATGAGGAAGAGTCAGTAGAAGCATTAGACAATTTATTAGAAGATGTGGAGACTGCATTAGAAGATAATAGTCGTTTGCAGTATAAAGACCGAAATGGAACTACACAAACGACTCAACAAATCACAATACTCAGTATTGATACTGACGAAGGTGTGTTAGATCCTCTAGGAGTAGGAGAAATCCTAATAGAGGTTCGATATTAGAAAATTCTGGCACGAACAAAGGTTCACGACCCAGTCTTTTCAAGATAGATAGGAGATAATTTATGGCAGATCAGCTATATTTTAGCCGTGATACTCGATTTTTCGTACAATTTCGAGCCACAGCGGATAATACTGAGCTAGCTGCAGATTTAGGTAAGGGAGCTTTTTGGGAGATTCCGATCTTAGATGGCTACAGCTTTTCTCAAACAACAAACACTTCTGAGATAACACTCGCAGAAATGGAAAGTACGGCAGGTATATCACGTAGAGGACGTCGTATGTTTACGGACTCACTGGCTCCTGCAGAATGGTCGTTTAGTACTTATATTCGTCCCTTCGAAAGTACAGCGCCCTCTCTATCAAGTGGAGTAGGCGTTAAAAGAGCAGACTCTGCATCTGAAGGTCATGGTGTTGAAGAAGTACTTTGGGCACACATGTTCGGAGCAGACGCTTATTCACTAACCGGTGGATTTACTAGGGCAGCAGATGCCGTTTCCGGAGCAGTACTAACTCCTGCAGGGGATACTATGTCAATAGTAACTACAGAATCTAATCGCTCTGCTTTAAATAGTTTAGTGTTCTGGTTTATGATTGATACAGATGCCACTAATCCACTAGTATATAGGCTTCCAGAAGCTGTTGTTAATGAGGTTAGTATTGATTTTGATGTTGACGGTATTGCAACACTAAACTGGTCAGGATTCGCAAAAGAAATTAATGATGTTTCGGATAATGTTTGTATTGCAGACGGAAATACTTCGTCACCTCCAGGTTTAGCAGGAGCTACTGATAGAGTTGATTCCGGTGGAGATCCCGTAATAGGAGACCTATGGATTAACACTTTGAATAGCAGATCTGTGCATTGGATAACTGCGGTAAATACTGGCGGTACTCATACTGCGACCCAAGCAATTGATGAAGCAATATCTAGTACTAAAAACTTTATTCGTAACCGCTTAACATCGGTGGGTATTGAAGCAGCAACTGCTGCAGATAAAGTTACTGGTACTTTCCCAGGTGCTTTCGCTACTATTAGTGCGATTGATACAACCAATGAGGTTCTTACTACAAGTACTCCTCATAATCTAACAACTGGGGATCAGGTACATATCTCGGGTTGCACAGGTAACACTGACCTGAATGGTACTCATCACTTTGTTAGAGTAGGCGATGAGACAAGTACTTATGCAGGTACTACTAATGCTACTACAGAGTTCGCATTATTTGGTACAAAAGCTCAAGCAGAAAATCTAGGTAACGCAACAGGTCTTGTAGCTATTGGCACAGGTTCTTATGATGCAAATACAGGAACGGTTGCTAATGGTAAATACAGCTTAACGCTGACAGGCGGAAGTTTTACAATCGCCAACAACGTTACTTATCTAGTTCCTGAGGAATTAGGAGTAATTAACAAGCCACTAGAGCACGTAACAGGTACAAGAACTGCAACTGCTGCAGCCACTTGTTATCTGACTCTTGACGATGCTGCTGGTGAAGTGGGAATGAACGGAACTTCACGACAATTCTTTACCGATATGGTAGGCACCAATGCATTAGCAAAAGTTGTGAATAAGTTTAAGGTAACAATGGATATCGGAGGAAGCGCAGCTTGTGTTTCTACCGGTACTGATGCTGGGTTCCAGCTTATACTACCTGCAGCACACATTGAAGTACCTACTCACTCAATTGAAGATATCATATCACTAGAAACTAATATGCAGGCTCTGCCAACTAGTTTGGGTGATGCGGATGAAATTGAAACAATTACTTATTTCCCGCCTTCTTCATACTAAATGCTTACAAAGGGACTTCGGTCCCTTTTTTTATTCCACCCTCCAAAAATAATTCTTGACATTTCTTGTCTTTTGAATTATACTATCTCTATAAATTTTAATAAGGATTGATGTAATGCCAGACCAAACTAATACTAAAAAAGAACCTGTATCACTTGCGAGTCTAATGACTCCTAGTAAAACTCTAACTCTTGATTATCCGGGTTACGAAGGAATGACTGTAAGCCTTTGTTATCTAGCAAGAGAAGAATTAGTTAAACTTCGGAAGCGTTGTTTAAGTACAAAGTGGAATAAGAAAACTCGCCAACCCGAAGAAGATCTGGACGATGATAAATTCTTAGTAGAATATTGCAAAGCCATTATTAAGGGATGGAGTGGCCTAAAGTATCGTTACCTAGAAGAGCTTCTTTTGGTAGATGTTTCGGCTTTTGACCCTGATGATTGTTTGCCTTACACTTCGGATAATGCGGAAATGCTCATGAAAAATGCGAATGACTTCGATACATGGGTAACAGAAACTGTAGGTGACCTTGAAAATTTTACGAAGAACAAGTAGCTGAAATAGAGAGGCTGCTTGTTGCAGACACACAAAATTCTTCAAGTAAAATTGATCTTGAAACATATTTAAAAATATGTGAACAAACAGGTGAAGAACCTGACCCCAGAAGAATGCCACAGGAAACCTTCTACCCTGAGGAGGTTCAAGTGGCATTTTTTATTTTTGGGCAATTAAAAGATAGTTTTGATGGAATGTCAGGAACATACTTAGGAAAAGAGTGGTCTTCTTGTGAGTTTTTTCTAGACTTACATGGAATCGAAGATCGAAAAGTAACTGTTTATTTCATGAAATTAATCGAAAGAATTGTAGTAAAAAATGCAGCTGATGAAGCGGAACGAAAACGTAAGCAAGAAGAACGCAAATCTAAAACAGGCGGTGGAAAAACATACACCCATAATGTTAAAGGATAATGGCAAAAAAGAATAAAATTGAAATAGATGTACATGCGGATGATGATGGTACTCTAAAGAAAGTAGGAGTAGAATCTAAAAAAGCCGCCAAGGGCATGGAGGATTTAGGCAATAAATCCAACAATGCTCGTAGAAATATGGGCGGTGCCGCAGACATGACTAATCGCGGTGTAAAAAGCTTTTCAAAAATGCAACAAGGAGTCGGAGGCTTAGTTGGTGTTTATGCAACGTTAGCTGCTCAAGTATTTGCTGTATCTGCTGCATTTCAATTTCTTAAAAGCGCAAGTGATGTTGTTAACCTTATAGCCGGTCAAGAAGCCTTAGGAGCTGTATCCGGGGTAGCCTATAAAACAATTACAGCAAGTATTAAAGAAGCAACCGGAGGACAGATAGCCTATGCTGATGCTGCAAAAGCTGCAGCTATCGGTACAGCGGCGGGGTTAAGCCCTGAACAATTAAACAGATTGGGAGCGGCAGCTAAAAATGTATCCCATGCTTTAGGACGAGATTTAACAGATTCTTTTAATCGTTTAGTTCGTGGTATTACTAAAGCGGAACCAGAACTGTTAGACGAATTAGGTATTATTCTTAGACTAGACGATGCTACACAAAAGTATGCGGATAGCTTAGGACTTGATGCAAATAACCTAACCACTTTCCAGAAAAGCCAAGCGGTCGCAAATGAAACTTTAGGTCAAGCAGAAGATAAATTTGGAGCCATTGCCGAGATAATGGATCCTTCCGCCGCTTCTTTGAATAAGTTTCTTGTTAGTTTTGATAATTTAATGAATTCTATAAAAACCGGGGCTATGAAAGGAATACGTCCTGTTTTTGATTTTCTTGCTGGAAATACTAGAGCTTTAACTGCAGCTTTAAGTTTAATGGCAATTCCTATTATTAAGAGCCTTATTCCTTCCTTCGAAAACTGGGGAAAGAAAGTAGGTGAAAGTTTAGAGAAGCAAAGAACTAGTTTAAAGGATTATAGAGGTCAAATAGATAAAACAAAAGATGCTATTGCAATGATGGGAAGGGACTCTGCCGATATAGGACGAAGTTCTGCGGGTGTTCTAGGTGCTTTAGGAAAAGATACGACATCCGCAGGAAAAGGATCTGGTGCTGCATTTTTATTAGGTACTTCTGATACTAAAGCGGCTCAAAATAATGCTAGAAAAATTCTTGACAATGCTAAGGCACAAATGAAAGAGCACAATATGGTATTAACAGGTTACTTAGCAGGTGCTACGGCAGAACAATTAGCACTACTAGAAACTAATTATGCACAAAGAAAAGCTCTTCTAAAAAAACATGAAATAGAACACGGTAATTCTTGGAAAAAGTTAGGTTTGCATGTAAAATTCTGGGCACAAGAGGCCAAACTAGCAATAATGTCGGTCGGAACCGCTATGGTTTCATTTGTAGGTAATATAGGAACGCACCTAGCAAAATTATTTTCAATAGGAATGTGGGTGAGTTTAGGAGCTATAGTTGGTGAGCTACTACTTGGTTGGTTAGATAAACTTTATCCTATTGGAGAAGAGGCAGAGAAATTAAGAGAAAAAGTAACGAAGCTTGAAGACTCCAATAAAACACTGAATGAAGAGCTTCAGAAAATGACAGAGATCCAGCCCTTTCTAACTTTAGCAATGGAAGTTGAACAACTAGGCAAAGCTTTCACAAGTACTAATATAATTGCTAAACTGACGGAACTACAAGCTCTTCAAAGCGGGCCTGCCCCCCAGCTAACTGCGGGTGAAAAATTGACTAAAGAGTTTGCCCAATCTATGATAGATTTAGATAAGTTCCTAGGTGGCGCGGAAGACTCTCCTTTAAATAGGTTTATTGACAATCAAAAATACGACATACCAGTACTTAGTAAAGCCCTTGACCTCTTACAGGAAAAATTCGAAGATATGGCTTCAAAAGGGGAAGAGCCTTTTAAAGAGCTAGAG